TGCTTGTATAGCAGTATCGTTGCCGTGCCGTTGGATATGTTGGTTATTTTAGTATTCATGCCACAAAATTGGTTACATATTTGCCGATAAGTCCAAATAAGTTACTAAATTTAACCCGTTTAGTAACTAATATTTCGTAATGGCCAATCCAAAAAACGATGTAACCGCAAAAAAACAAGCTGCCAAAGCCCGTGTTACTGCTCACTTGACGGGCGAACTCAAAAAGAAATTCTTTGATGAGGTCGAACGTACCGGCACAAAAGAAAGCTACTTGCTCAAAGAAATATTGCACGAGCATTACAATAAGCATAGGTTTTAAGCTAATTCAAAGATTATCTGCCCTTTGATGTCAAGCGCATTTGTATAAGTGCCGAACGTGCTACCGATGCGTGTAAATTTTATTGTTGAGGTACTACCAACGGCTTCAACTAATACCCATTCAGTCACACCCGTAGCATTGAAATAAGCCAATGTAAATGAACTTTGTTTTATCACACCGCCCATTGTTGCAATACTTAATGTCAATGTGTTGTTTGAGCCGCCTGTTGATGTGTTGTTGATGTCGATAATTGCCGTTACTTTTTTGCCCTCTGTTAATTGATTGTACGATACTGAACCCGTGCCAAGTGTCCATGTGTTCAAATCACCCGATAATGTTGTTGCCCTATCATCAAAACTATTTCTAAAATACAAGTCCGAATAGTTAAGTGTACCGCTATTGATTATAGCACTTGACCAAACAATCTTACGTATCTCATGCACGTTGTTTGATGTTGAGTCGCTGAACTCTACGGGGTCGGCATCGGTTGCGGTTAAGTAGGTTGTTACAATGTTGCCCACTAATACTTGACCAACGTTCACAACAACGGTTTGAGCATCACAACGGAAGACCTCTGCGTATGTGTCTAACATCAATGCACCTGCGCTGATAGTGTATGTACTACCCGAACCGCTATTGATTAAGCCGTGCAATGCCATTGGTTGTGTGCCTACTCTATCGCCCGCCCAATATGCCTTATTCACATCTTGTATTGTTTCAATGTAAGCCGCTTGCAAATGGTCTAAACTTCCCTTTTTTAACGGCATCGCACTCGAAACCGTAATGTCTGTTGTTTTTATTTTCTTCATTGTCTGTTAGTATGTAATTACTTGATAATTGATGCCTGCGTATGTGTACAAGTCGGCTATTTGCCTAATGATATTTTCATTGTTTGGACTTATGTTTGGTGCTATATCCGTTGCAGGTGGTACGGTTAAATCATTCGCCACGGCAATAGGCACGTAAATGTCGAACTCGCTGCCCGTGTTGGTGATGTTTTGTGCATGAATGAACCTATCCGCTTGACCATTGCTAAATACAACTTGACTGCTATCAACATCATCAAGTCCAACATAAAACACGTTGCTGCCCGATGCGAAATTGTCAATATAAATATCACTCGCCCCTGGTACATTCACAAACGTTGTTCCAAACCACTCGTTAAGCGCATACTCAAACAACAAGTGTTGAGCGTTGTACTTCATGCGCGGTTCGATGCCAACAAATTTGTCTTGGATTTTAAACCAAAAACTAACATCAGTTGGTAACTCTCCCGTATTCGCTACCCAACACTCATACACGGCCTTGTCAATGTATTGCACTTGGTCACCTACCGCATAGGTTGTGGCAGGTATCCACAACGCAGCCGTGTTGCCATCCTTAAACGTGCCAAACATCGTGTTGTATAGCACTTGAAGCGGTTTTAGTAGTGTTTTAGTCCATGCCTTGTACTTATCCAACCGTTTCTTAACGGGCAGAAAGTTGACTGCAAACAAATCGGTGTTTATGATGAAACTCATTGTACTTGATAGGTTATAGTGTCCGCAAATGCTGCGCCCGCAGTTGTTTCTTCCTCAACATATCCCGAATACGTTTGATACTGCACGGCATCGACACCATTTGCAAGTGAATATAATTGTATAGCATTCGCAAACGATACCGTGTTGCGCCTTACTCGTATGCGGCTTAATGATACGTTAGTCACACCCTCCACCGCTTGCATCGCATCAACAACGGCTTGTGTTGTGATTACTCCGTTAAATGGTAAGTTAGCCATGTATGTATTCAATGCTGCTTCTACGTTCGTTTGGATGACTGCCGAGTATTGACCGTTGTAATAGATAGTAGCTTCAACCGCCATCTTGTCGCTGTTTTCATTGATGATGCTAAACGCTATGCCTGCGGGGTTGAAAGTTTCAACATACGACTGCAACTCGGCCAATTCGCCCGATGATACAGGAACGGGCGGGTCGTTCTTTGCGACCTTAATCAATACGGTGCGATTAGGCGCGGTTATTACTGCGCAACGTGTTAGTATTTGGTTTGCCGTGTTAACCGTTGGGTATTCGATTACAAACGTGCTTGTGTTTAACTCCGCTACATCACCCGTTTGGAATTTCAACACCTTGTTACGTGTCCATTGCGGAGTGCTTGGTGCTGCCGTGCTTGCTATGGCCTCTAAATCCGCTTTGAATAGGTCTTGCAACTGCTCAAATATGGCTATACAACTTGCTACAATGAAGTAATACAAGTTCCATTTGGCAGTTTGACTTGTGGATGTCAATGCCGATAGTGTTGGGTCTGCGTTTTTCGCATCCAACATTTGTTGTTTTATTTGCTGTACCGTGCGTGCCATTATACTATTGATGTTATAAGGCCTTTAATTACGGTTACGGTCTTGTTATCAGCAGTTGTAAACGTACCTGTTGCACCTGTTGCCAAAGTGTAGCCAACGATAGCGTTAACGCTTGTTGTTGATGTTTGTGCGTTTTGGTTAATTACTATTTTTTCAGTACCGGTGATTGCACCTGCCGCTGGTAGTTCGGATATTTTTTGCTCTGCCATTTTATTGTTGTATTATAAGTTGATAACCTTGTTCGCTTAATAATTGATAACCTAATTCGGATGCTAACACAACTGCATCGGGTATGCTTCCGCTGCGGATAACATCATCCTCCATTTGCGGGTCATTGTTAGTGATGAGCGTTGCAACCAATGCCTCTGTTGTTGGTGCGCTGCTTGCCGAGTAGTCAAACCCTTGCATTGTGTACGTAATGATAAACTCCTGTATGTTGGTGTGGTCGTTGCTTTGCACTTCGCTTCTGCGCAGGAACTTACTATTATACGGAGTTGACCAACCGTGAACAAGTTGGTTTAGGTCTTGTTTCAGTTGCAATATATCGGTGTCTTCGGTCTTATAGCTTTCAAATCCCAAATGCAAAGCAATGGTCATTGTGCCTTGTTGTTGACCTTGCAAGTTCTCAATGTAATCAGCCGCAGGAAACTCAATGAAGCAGCACGGATAATTAAACGGTACGTTTACATCCTCGCGCTCGAATTGATTGTTCCATAGTGCAACATACTTCAATGCTTGAAGTGTGCTTATACGTGCCTTTAATGCGTTATAGATTTGTAATTGCATTATGTAAATACCTTGTCTAATCGTTTAACAATAACCGCTTTTACTTTCTCGTTAAGGTTGTAACTATCTCCGATGAAAGGTCTTGGCGGTATTTTGATTGTATGCGCTCCAATAGTTGTTTTTTGTTGGTATGATGTTCTTGCCCTTTGTTTTTCTGTTTTTTGTTTTGTAAATCTACCCTTTTTGTTAAATGATAGTATTTTACCTGTTTGTTCGCCTTTGTTGATTATACCGCCCTCATTATGTATTTTAGCATAGGGCAAATCAGTTTGTATCTTAACATTCAATGCCGACCTGTTTGGAACACGTATAATTGACCGCCTCAAATCACCCGTTTTGACTAATATTGCCCTTCCTGCCTTAACGCTTCTTACCGTTCCTAATTCTGCTGCCGACTTCTTGCTGCCTCTACCTTTCCTTTCTGTTTTTTTTCTTTTTTCCCATTTCTCAACCGTTTTATCATCAAACCCCTGCTTGCGAAAATTCTCAACAAAGAAGTTTTTAGCCGTGTTGCCAATTTCAACCACGGCATTTTCCAACGCTTTGCGCGCTTTTTGCTCTGCTCCTTTTAAATTGAATTTATTTTGCTTAGCCATGGTTTAAGATGATAACGGTGGTAAATTCCAATTGACCTTTGCGTTCGCTTTATCCTCTTTCGATATATCAAAATACGGGTGCTTGTCTTTGCCCTTTGTTTTAAACACATAGCCATCAATGCCCGCATTCATTCTAAACAATGGCGGTACATCATCGGGCGGTGTGAACCCGCTCATATCCGTTAGCGGTTCTTCATCCTCGGCTAACTGCGCTACCGTGCATCTACACCTCCAACCGTTAGGTGGGTAGTATTGCTTCCAAAATGGATCATTCACAGGTCGCACGATGTTATCAAGTTGCTGATGCGTTGGCCTTACTCTGCCATCGCCAACGGTTTGGTATTTCAACAACGGCAACACATCCTTGTCTATTTCTATGCGCTTCCAATCCGAGGCCATACGTGCCGATGCTTTGGCCGTTTGGTATTCCGCTTGCAAGTAGTCTTGATTGTACGTGCCGAATATCGGCTCTGCTGCCCGCTTAAATGCGTAAAAGTTTGACTTGTACTCATCAACGGCTAACAAGGCGGTTAATGCTCGTGTTTGCTGATACGTTTTCGCACCGCTAAACACATAAATATTATTCAACAAGTCGGCAGTCAACACCTCATCCACTACGGGTGCAAGGTCGATGCCATCCTTTAAATATTTGGCAGTTTTTAAATAAATACCTTGCGGAAGTTGAGCAGGTGTTACGGCACCTATCCATACATCGTTGCTCAAACGATTGAAGTCGTTTTCATCAAACGGTGTCGGGGGGTCAACTTCCTTATCGATATTCAGTATGTCACAATACCCGCACATGTTATTTGTATAGGTTACGTAAACGGTTTTCAATCTCGATTACTTCTTTTGGCATAGTGTCTTCTTCTTCTTCTTCATCTTCTTCCTCCATACCGGGTTCATCCATTATTTCAACACCATATTTATGCTCTAAATATTCATGCTCTAACTTGATGCCTGCTTGTAAGAATGATACATCTATTTTCGCTTGTTCCGCTAACGGTAAACTTTCGCTTTCATCGTATTTGAACGTACACCCAGCAAGGTCGAAACCGTTTCTAATCATCATTGGCACAAGTTGGTCCTCAATGATGAACTGCATTTTTAGCGTGTCTTGTTTTGCAATCATTTCAGCCACTCCCTCGTGTACGTTTGCGCTGCCGCTGTATGACTTTTCATCAGTTGTTCCTGTTTGACCTAATATTATTTTGCTTATTTCGCTGTTGCAACGTGCCACCATGTTGTCGAACACTTGATACGCATCGGTTCTGCTTGCTTGCATCAACTCGATGTTATCGTTCAAGTCCAACACCGCCCACGAAGCCACACCCATATTACGTAGCATATTTTCCATATTTTTGCGGGTCATTTCATCGCGCACATCGGTTTTGCCTATTCTAATAGGTGAACCAAATACTTCAGCAAACTCCGCCCACGCTGCCATGGCGTTCTTCTTCCAAATAACGTATGGTGCAAGGTACATCAATAGTCCTAAATCTTTCTTTTCGCCTACACCGATACACCAGTTGTTGTATGGTGCTTCATCAAAGTGCTTGCCCTCTGTTACCGTTGCCGTGTTGCTGCGTACTAAACTAAATTCGGGCACTACATAAATGCGGGGGATAAGGTCAACACTCGTGTACTTATCATTCATTATTGCGCCAAATTGAACGCAACTAAAACCCCAAAATATGCTATCTAACGCAAGGTTTTGAAAATCATAAAACCACTTTTGATTAAAGTAGGCGGTTTTGGTTTCATCCATTTCACCATCTGGACCACACACCATAAAACGCTTGCACAACACCTTTGATTTACGTTGCAACATAGCTGATTGCACTTGCCCATCAAGTACGATTTGTTGATAGGTCTGCATCAATAAAAAGCGGTTTGGGTACATCGGACTTTCAGCCGCTTGAACGGCAATGTTGAACTTTGTCGCATCTTGCCTAACACGTTGCAACTGCTGCTCGAAGTCAATCGTTTTGCGTATGTTGGCCTTTTGTGGCTGCGGTTTGTTAAAGTTAAATATGTTGTTGTACCATGCCATTACTTAAAGAAATTATCTTGTTTGTCAAGTGAGTTGCCGTAGCGGATTGAGTACCCGGTGCTATCGGTTGTATTGATATTCAACACCTCTGCCGTGTCTGTACCGCTTGCCCATCTGTCGAGTTGGTCGAGTGCTTCGCGGTTGCGTTCAATTCGCAGTTCGGGAATATTTCGCGGGTTGATACGTGCGTGCAGGTTGTAAAGGGTCATATCCATTGCCAACTCCACAAACATCGGGTATCGATTGTCACCCTCAGTCCAATAGGTTGCGTTGGAAGTCGGCACGTTAATCATTTTCGCCCAATACGTTGTGTTGGTGAGCGGTTGATTAGTGCTTGCTGCAATTGCTGTGTACACATAACCGTTAGTGTCTGTAACGATGTCGCTTGTTGAAT